AGCCAACAGGTATCGTTACTGCTGCTGGTTCAGGTATCACTGGTTCAACCGCAGTATCTGGTGCATTCACCGCAGACAACCTAATTGACTTGGTTTACAGCGTTGATACAGCAGGTCGTACTCTTGCAGGAACTGGTTTCCAGATGAATGCAAAGTCAATCGCAGCAGTTCGTAAGTTGAAGGACACCGCAGGTAACTACATCTTCTCGCCAGCACTATCCGGTGACAAGCGTGACCTAGTTCTTGGATACGAAGTGTTCGAGAATCCAGCAATGGCAGACCCAGCAACTTCAGCTAAGTCAGTCATCTTTGGAAACCTTCCAAGTTACTACGTTCGCCAAGTTGGTGGACTGCGTTTAGATCGTTCCGATGATTACGCATTCCAGAATGACTTGATCACGTTCCGCGCAACAATGCGCGTAGACGGCAACCTAATTCAGACTTCTCATGTGAAGTACTTCGTAGGTGGCGCAAGCTAGTAACACCCCAAAACGTAGAACCCCACCGGGAGCGCAGGCCTTGGTGGGGTTCTGCTTTTATTTTGGCAGACTTTAAGATAAGTTTCTAACATCTACAAACAAAGGATTACCTGTGCAAGATTCTTTATGTATCGGTTGGGTTTCTAACGCTCCTTGGGCAACTACGGGATACGGGCAACAAACGGCTCAAGCAACTAGCCGCATGAAAGCAATGGGCAACAACGTAGCAATCTTTAACAACTACGGGCTAGAAGGTGCAAACACCGAATGGAACGGGTTGCCTATCTATCAGCGTGGCGCAGACTTGTATTCAAATGATGTTGTGCCTGCTCATATGTTTAATTGGACTGAACGTAACCCTAAACAGAATCACATTCTAATCACTCTTTATGACACTTGGGTATTCAAAGGCCCTAGATGGGCAGACTGGAACGTTGCTAGTTGGGTTCCAATAGATCACTTACCAGCACCACCGTTAGTTGCAAATTGGTGTAGGCAACCTTTCGTCACACCGTTAGCCAAGAGCCAGTACGGGCAAGCCATGTTAGAGAACGTAGGCATTGAATCTATCTACATACCTCACGCAATTGAATCTGTGTTTAAGCCAATGAAACGCCATAAGGGAACTACGGGCAGGGACTACATAGGAGTTGCTGAAGATAAGTTTGTTGTTGGAATGAACGCGGCTAATAAAGGCGTTAGCCCTAACAGGAAAGCATTTGGCGAAAACATTCTTGCGTTCTCGATGTTTGCACAGATGCACGATGACGTTGTTCTTTACTTACACACAGACGCAAGTAATGGTCTTGGTGGCATCAAGTTAAAAGAATTGATTCTTTCCTGTGGCATCAAGGAACATCAGTACGCATTTGTTGATTCATACGTTCTTAGAAATGGTATTAGTCAAGAAGCACTTGCAACCATTTATTCAGCTATGGATGTACTGCTTGCAACTTCGCTAGGTGAAGGCTTTGGTATTCCTACTATTGAAGCGCAGGCTTGTGGAACACCCGTAATCGTTTCTGAGTTTGCAGCTTCGACTGAGTTAGTTGGTGACGGTTGGTTAGTAGAAGGTCAGCCCCTATGGGATGCACCGCAATCTAGTTGGTTCAACACTCCTAAAGTCCCCGGCATAGTAGATGCTCTTGAGCAGGCGTATCAACGTGGTCAAGGTCGCTCAAAGAAAGCGCAAGACTTTGCTAAGGCGTATAACGCTGATACCGTCTTTGAGCAATACTGGAAACCTGCTTTACGGGTTTTGGGCGCAAAAGGCACAGAACGCCCTACGCCATGAAAATTGGCTGGTACACACATCACACCCAAAACACTACGAACGTGGCTCAGGCTTCGTCTGAGAGCGTGTCAGGGCTATTCACGGGGCAGTTTGCAGGTGGCGCAGAAATGTCAGACTACGAATACCAGTTACAAGCACCTTTTGGTTTTGACATAGAGATTGTCACCCCATACACATTCGATACACACGACATACACCAATTCGATTCCGTAGTGGTAACTGGAACGGATTCGTTCTCTGACCAGCAACTAACACAACTAAGTGAGCATGACCCTTTCGTATTTGTGCATCACCTACAAACACCACGCGCAGGGCTTAATTCCTTGATTCGTGGCAGTCGGTTATTCGTAACCCATACCCCAGCACATATGCGCAGGGAATTGGCATGGGCTAAGCCACGCAAGACGGCGCAGGTTCTCAGCTACTTCGATACCAGCAAGTGTCATGATCACATGGACAAGCAACCGTTTGCATTATGGGCAGCGCGTGAACATCCACTTAAAGGGAAACTGAACGCAGAACTATGGGCAGCACAAGCAGGTTATGACTTCAAGGCACTTAGTAACGTGCCGCGTGATCAAGTGCTAGATGCAATGGCAAGGTCGCAATGGTTTGTGCATTTACCGATAGCCTTTGAATCAGAGTGTCGCGCAGTTATGGAAGCCGTGTTATCAGGTTGCAGGATTCATACCAACGACAACGTAGGAATAACTAGCGTTGAGGATTGGCAAGATGCGGATGCCTTACGTCACATGATAGATAAAGCAGGTGACACATTCTGGAAACTCGTACAACAGTAGGAGTAGTTAGTATCTGTCATGGATACCCACAAGACATACCCGGCTTTATTGAATCAGTTAGGTTGCTAAATCGTAAACCTGACAAAGTAGTTTTAGTTCTGTTCCATGAGATAGACAGAACTGATTTAGATTTAGAAGGCATTACCGTTATTGATTGGTTTGATGACTTTGCCTTTAGCGACATGATGAACCTAGCCTTTGAGAATTGCCAGACCGACTGGGTTTCATGGGTTGGCATTGACGATAGATACCGACCACACGCACTAGACAAGATAGATACCTGTGCAGCTGACGTTCTGGCTTTGGGTTTCCAGTACGACACAGGGCAAATCTGGACACCAGCAAACGTTACTAACGAACAGATTCAAAGTCTGCACGCCAACATGATCACTTGCGGTTCACCAGTTAGAAGATGGCTTTGGGAACGTAACCCATTTGATCAAAGAATTGCGCCTTTTGATGACTGGTGCTTTTGGGTTGGTACGGCGGTATCAGGTGCAACCTACGCTTGTACTTTAGACATTGACGTTGAGTACGCTTACGCAGGTCACACAGTTCCAAGTGACTCATTAGCAAGAGCCACGGTAACTCAATATCTACAAGATCAGTTGAGCAAGTAGAATAGACCTAGACTTAGGAGTTTCATTGGCAATTACAAATGGCTACGCCACACTTGCACAAGTTAAATCGGCTTTGCGCATCTCGGATGCAATAGATGATTCTATACTGGAGATGGCAGTTGAGTCGGCATCGAGAGCTATTGACGGTCACGCTGGTCGTTACTTCTATTCATCTGGTACTGCCACTCGTTACTACGCAGCGGAAGATTCTTTTATTACTCAGATAGATGACGTTTCTAGTACAGCAATAACTTTGCAGACTTCAGCTGCTGGTGATGGTGTATTTGATACCACTTGGTCAGTTATTGATTATCAGTTAGAACCACTTAACGGAAACGTGGATGGGCTTGCTGTTCCCTACACACGCATACGCGCTGTTGAAAATTACCTGTTCCCGGTAGAAGCAGAACAAGCATTGGTTAAAGTAACCGCCGTATTTGGCTGGGCAGCTGTTCCAATTGCAATTACTCAAGCGTGCATCATTCAAGCAAGTCGAATCTATAAGCGGCTTGAAAGTCCACTCGGGGTCGCCGGCTTCGGCGATCTTGGCGCGATTTCCGTTAGTAGAGATTTAGACCCAGACGTTGCGCAGTTGGTTGCGCCGTATCGCAGAATGCGTGGCTTTGCCTAATGGCGTTACTCTCTGAAATACGAACTGGTTTAGCAACTAACCTTGCAACTATTACAGGATTACGAACAGCCGCGCTTATGCCCGACAATCCCAACCCACCTATTGCCATTGTTCAACCAGACTCAATTTCTTATGATGATACCTTTCAAAGAGGGATGCAAACCTATACGTTCACAGTTGTTGTTCTTGTTGGGCGCGTAGCAGAACGATCTGCCCAGAATGCCATAGATGCTTTCTGCTCAAGTACAGGTTCATCAAGTATCAAATTAGCCCTAGAGTCTGACAAGACACTGGCTGGGCAAGTGTATGATTTAAGAGTTACCGATATGCGTGCTTATACAAGTATCGCCGTTGGTGAAGTAAACTATTTAGCAGCAGAATTTTTAGTTCTGTGCTACGCAGACTAGGAGCAAATCAGCATGGCGAAATTCGCAGCTACCGATTACAAAATCACAATCAATGGTACGAACCTTTCCACAAACTTAAACAGCGTTGAACTCGCTTTAGAATCCGATGACTTAGAAACAACTGCCTTTGGTGGAACTTTCCGTGAGCGCATTGGTGGACTTAAGACTGGTTCACTAACACTTCAGTTCATGCAGGACTTTGCAGCAGCATCAGTAGATGCAACTCTGTTCCCATTGTTCAACACTTTGGCAACCGTTGTAATCGTTCCAACGTCCTCAACTGTTTCAGCAACAAACCCTTCTTACACCGCAGTATGCCTAGCAAACTCTTACACACCTCACGCTTCAAGCGTTGGTGACATTGCTACCTTCAGCGTTACATGGCCTACATCAGGCACAGTGACAAGAGCGACTGCCTAACATGAAGATCAACCTGCGCGTTACTTTTAATGACGAAACAGTAGAAGAAGTATCTGCTACGGCGCGTGACCTTGTTGCATTTGAGGACAAGTTCACAAAGTCGGTTGCTTCACTTGAAACCGATTTCCGTATTACTGATCTATTGTGGCTTGCATGGCATTGGCTAGAACGTAAGGGTAAGACCAAACTTACGTTTGAAGACTGGTGCGATGAAGTCGAAACAATTGAAGCGAGTGAAGAAAGCCCAAAATAACTGGGTTGGGTGACTCATCCCAACATTGGTATTTGGCTTATCTATCTGTTGAAACTGGCATTGCTCCGTCAGTTTTAATGGAAGAATCTGAGCGTATGCTTTTCACTATGGGTATGTATCTGCGCTGGCGAAATAGTCAGGGGACATAATGGCAATAAGTGAATTTGCAAGTGGTCGTGCTGGATACGCACAAGTCGAGATTCAGATCACCGGTCTTTATCCTGCACTAGCTCGGTGGGCTAAATCTGACCCAATGTTTAATAAAGAGATTCGCAAGGCATCTGTAACCCTAATTGGGCAACTCGTTAGTGACGTTCAATCAGCAGCGCAAGGTACTGGCTCTAGGCAAGCTATTGAATCTGCTAGGGGTTTCAGGGCTAGACCTGACCGCGTACCAGTTATTAAGTTAAGCGGTTCATCAGGCTTTGTATCTCAGTCACGCCCTAACCGTAGGCGCAAGACTAAGGTAACTCGTGGCGATGTGTTCTTTGGTGCTGAATTTGGTTCTGATAGATTACGCCAATTCCCCGGTAGATCACCTAGATTAGGCTCAGGAAATAAGGGCTATTTCTTCTGGCCTACCATTGAGAAAAAAGCCCCAACTATTAGGGCTGAATACCTAAAGGCCTTAGATCGTATCCTTTACAATCTCTAGATACTAGACATTCTGTATAACATCTAGTACAGTCTGAGTCATGTACTCAGTCAAGTGGTGGTCTGTCAAAGACAACAAGCCAAAGCCCCATGCAAGTTCATGGGATGAGTTTGTTGGCTTACTATCACACCATGCCCAGCGTGAGGACAAGTACAAGGGTCATCTATACAGCCCCGTAACCTACGTTGAGAATGGTTATCGTGGCAACAAGAACGTCATTGCCGTTAATGCTTTTGTAGCTGATCTTGATGGCGAAGCCTTAGCCGATACCTTAGACAAACTGCAAGGTTATGAATATATTGCCTACACAACTTATAGTCATAAAGAAGATGATCAGCACTGGCACATAGTTATTCCATTTGACGAAGCCGTACCAAGTCACCAATGGTTCTCGGTCTGGAAGCAGATGCACGACTTCCTAGACATTGTTGGTGACCCACAGACCAGCGACCCTGCTCGTATCTTCTTTGCACCACAGCACGCACCCGGCTCGGTATTCCATACCCTGCGTGGTCATGGTGACATTATGCAAGCACCTGAGTTTAGATACACAGACCGACCACCTGTAACGATTACTAAGCGTGAACCGCAAAGACTGGTAGACCACTGGGAATGCAGATGCACACTTACTAAGGTCTGCGCCAAATGCCAAATAGAATTCAAAGACATAGACATTTCTAGGTACAATGGGATGAGTCAGAAAGAAATGCGCCAAGATTTCAGGCGTGAATTCTTAGAGTTGATGGCAGGTATAACTGCTACTTAGGAGTCTTGGTGGCAGCCGGTTCAAGTAAAACTTATGAAGTTAAGTTTGTTGGTGACACCACTGGTCTTACTAAAGCATTCAAAGACATTGAAAAACATGGCAAAGCCATGGGCGGAACCTTTACGGGTATCACTCAATCTCTAAGCAGAAGTTTCATAAGCACAGGTCAAAGCCTGACAAGAAACTTAACTCTTCCTCTCGCAGCTTTAGGTGTTGTCGTAAATAAGACAATTACAGATGCTTCTAATTTGCAAGAATCTCAAGCTAAAGTAACAGCGGTATTTGGAGATCAAGCAAAAACAATCTTAGCTTGGAGTAAAACCACTTCTGCTGCTTACGGCATATCAAGTAGAGCAGCACTAGAAGCAGTAGGAACCTACGGCAACTTGTTCCAAGCCTTTGGTATAACCAGAGTTGAATCTGCAAAAATGTCAAAGACATTAGTAGAACTGGCTGCTGACATAGCTTCGTTCAGCAACGTACCAATTCAAGAAGTTATTGATGCCTTGCGTTCTGGTTTATCTGGAGAAACAGAACCACTGAAACGTCACGGTGTTGCTTTAACTGAGGACAGACTCAAAATAGAAGCAAGAAATCTTGCTATCTATGACGGAGTTGGTGCGCTTACTGCTAGTCAAAAAGCGGAAGCCGCCTTTGCTTTAATCATGCGTGACACGGCACTTGCACAAGGTGACGTTGCCCGTACCGCTGGCGGTCTTGCTAACCAAAAGAAATTCTTAGCAGCACAAGTCGAAGACTTATCTGGAACTTTTGGCGCAGTACTTCTTCCAGTAATGGTAAACGTGGTTGGTGTTATTCGTAATCAAGTACTGCCAAACGTACAAAAGTTTATTGAAGCCTTTAAGACTCTTTCGCCTAACGCAATTGTTACTGCTATTCAGATCGCTTTATTTGCTGCTGCTTTAGGCCCTGCCATGATTGCCGTTGGCTACATGATAAAACTTGTTTTGGGTCTTGCATCCGCATTTCAATTTTTAATTAAACGTGTAGTTTTCATTCCTACTGTTCTTCTGTTAATTGTTGCTGCATTTGTTAAAGGCTCTGATGCTTCAATGTCTTGGGGCGATGCAATATTTAAGGTGGTTCGAGGAGTTGTAATTGCGTTTGTCCAAGTTGGAAACGCCGTATCATTTGCTATCAATCTGCTCATTAAGGGATACAACAAATTTCAAGGCATCTTAAATAGTGGGGTTACTATCCAAGAAGTTGGAAACTTAGACTTCTTAATTAAAGGTGTAGATAGTGCGCGTGTCGCGTATGGCAATTTCAGTAGTAAATTAAAAGAAGAACAAGATAATCTTTCCGCGATTGCAGAAGAAGCTAAAGCTCTTGCAGCAGCTGTTGATGCTCCCGGGCCTCAATCAGTTGGTGGTGCAAGTAAAGCAGCAACAGATAAAGTCAATGCGTTTACTAAAGCCTTGTCTGATGCCAATCAAGTTTTAACTGATGCAAAACAAAAGTTCAAAGATTACGCAAGTTCTGTCACGGGTTCAATTACTGGCGTTATAGATTTCAGTTCTGCTGCATCTAACGAAACAGGTTCATTCCTAGAGAACCTGATTGCTCAGGCTGCAAAAGCGCAAGACTTTGGTACAAAGGTCAGAAGCCTTTTATCTATGGGTCTATCTGAAACAGCCATTGGTCAAGTGTTAGCAGCAGGCGCAGACGTTGGTACAAAGATAGCTGATGAGATTATTGCAGGTGGCGCAACTGTTGTAGATCAAGTAAATACTTTGATTACAGCAACTCAGTCAGTAGCAGAAGAACTTGGTATCTCAGCTGCTACTCAGTTCTATCAAGCAGGCATCACAGCAGGTCAAGCACTTGTTGATGGAATCAGAGCCGCCATAACTGCCGCTGGTTTCAGTATTGATGGTGAAGGAAACATTGTAAATCCATTAGCAGGTGCAGGTGGTTCAGCAGGTTCTAGTTCTTCAGCTGCTGCCGTTGTTGCTCAGGGTGGCACAAGTGGCAAGCCATCTGGCGGTAGTGCAAAAAAGAGTGCAGCCCCGTCTCTGTTCACGGATCAAGGTTTGCTTAATAAATTGGCAAGAATACCTAAGATGGCAACTGGTGGCATTGTTACGAGACCGACATTAGCAATGATTGGTGAAGCCGGGCCTGAAGCAGTTGTTCCTTTATCAGGTCGCAATGCTGGCATGGGTAACACTTACAACATAAACGTAAACGCTGGCATGGGAACTAACGGCGCACAGGTTGGCAAAGAAATTGTTGATGCTATCAAACGCTTCGAGAAATCCTCAGGCCCAGTATTTGCGAGTGCTTAAATGGCAGTCCCAGCAACAGTAGTTGAAATTGGTTTTGATGTTTCAGGTTTAGGTGGGCCGTTCTTTCTACTTGATGACCCTGTTGCAGGTGTCTTAGACAACACTGAATACTTACTTGGTGGCACGCTGTTCTATGACGTATCTGAATTCGTGAGACAAGTTTCAATCAGACGTGGCAAGTCACGCCAGTTAGATAAATTCACAGCTGGTAGCGCAAGCATTGAGTTTAACAACAACAACAGAACCTTTGACCCTGAGTACGCTCTTAGCCCTTACTTTGGGCAGATCATTCCTAAGCGAACAGTAAGAGTTTCAACAGGCGGTTCACCCGTGTTCTACGGCGTGGTTGATGACTGGAATTTGAACTATGACTTGTCTGGCTTATCAACGGCAGGAGCAGATTGCATAGATGGCTTTACACAATTAGCGCAAGGTGCTTTGTCTGCTCATACTGCTATCTCAGAACTTACTGGTGCAAGACTGAACTCGGTTCTAGATCGTACAGAAGTTGCGTGGCCTACATCGCTTAGGGACATAGATACAGGTTCAGAATTACTACAAGCAGATGCAGTTAGTGATGGCACTAACGCACTTGAGTATTTGCAGTTGGTTAATAGCTCTGAGCCGGGTTCTATCTTTATTGGCAAAGATGGCAAGTTTGTTTTCAAGGACAGAACGGTTGCACCAATTTCTGCTGGTCAAGTTATCTTTGCTGACGATGGCTCTGGCATTAAATTTAGTGGTGTCAATGTTGTCTATGGTTCTGAGTTGCTTTACAACTACGTTCAAGTTGAACGCTTAAACGGTGGAACGGCTATTGCTGAAGATGCAGATTCGATTAGCACCTATGGGCAACAGGCTCTAATCCAATCTGGTCTGTTACTAAACACAGATGCAGATGCTCAAGCCTTAGCAGATTACCTAGTTGGTATCTACTCTGAACCTGAGTATCGCTTTGAAACTCTGGCAGTACAGCTAGAAGCCTTAACGTCAGCAGAACAAATAAAGGTTCTTGGTTTAGAGATCAACGATGTATGCCAGATCAAATTTACGCCTAACGCACTTGGCACACCAATCAATAAATACGCGGTCATCATTAAGATCGAACACGATATGCAACCGTTACAGCATCGCGTTGTCTTTGGCTTTGAAACCCTTGATTATGCTAGTCTTGTGCTAGATGACCTTGAGTTTGGTATTCTAGATGTAAATCAATTAGGTCTTTAGGGGAACACATGGCTGGACTAGGCAAAAAGACTTTCACGGCTGGTGCTGTTCTAACCGCATCAGATGTAAACGGCTACTTAATGGAGCAGTCCGTTATGGTATTTGCTAGCGATGCAGCTCGTTCTTCAGCTATTCCATCACCATCAACAGGCATGGTTACTTATCTAACAGATGTAAATCAGATGCAGGCGTACAATGGTACGGCTTTCGTTGCTATCGCTGGTGGCGGCGCAGGACTTCAAGACATATTTCTACTCATGGGAGCATAACAAATGGCAACAACATACAAGGTGCTTGGTCAATCTGCACTAGCAGCAACAACCAACACAGATGTTTACACAGTACCTTCTGCAACAGAAGCGGTTATCTCAAGCATCACCGTTGCTAATCGAACTGGCAGCCCTGTGACTTACCGTGTTGCTGTTCGCCCTAACGGAGCGACTCTTGCAAATGAACATTATCTTGCCTATGACGTAACAGTTAATGGAAACGACACGACCATTATGACCATTGGCGTAACGATCAACGCAGCAGATGTTGTAACCTGCTATGCATCAGCAGCAAGTCTATCTATTGGAGTTTATGGTTCGGAGATTGCGTAGTGATTACCAATCTCAACAAAGCAACATTTCCAGGAGTTGCGTTACCAGTAGCAGATTCTTACATAACTGCAACAACTGGTAGTCCGACAACTGCAACTTTTACAGACTCAGGAATAAATTACAAAACTTATACATTCACCGCATCAGGTTCAATCACTTTTAGCAAGTCTGGTTTACTAGATGTTTATGTTTTAGGTGGCGGTGCTGGCGGCGGCGGCACTATTGGCGGTGGCGGTGGAGCAGGTGGTTTTAACTTTATTACTTCATTTTTTGTAAGTGTGGCAACGCATACTGTAACAGTAGGTGCTGGCGGTGCGCTTGGTGCTATCGGCACAAGCGGAACACGCGGTGGTGATAGTTCAATCTACAACGCTGTTGGAATTGGCGGTGGCGGTGGTGGCGGTAATGGTTCAGTTGGTCAAATCGGTGGATGCGGTGGCGGTAGTGGCTCAAATGGCTCAACTGGCGGTGCAGTAATAGTAAGTCAAGGAAATGTTGGCGGTGCTACAACTGGTGCTGGCTCAGGTTCTGGCGGTGGCGGTGGAGGTGCGGCTGGCACTAACGGCATAACTGGTCGCCCGAATGCTGGTTCGGCTGGTGGCGCAGGTGCGTCTAATTCAATTACTGGCGCAGCCGTAACTCGTGGTGGCGGTGGCGGTGGCGGTGGCACTAGCGCAGACCCAGGAAGCAGCAGCCTTGCTGGTGGAGCAGGCGGTTCAGGTGGAGGTGGAACTGGTGGCGCAGCAAACAATTCCCCAGCACCAACAGCAGGGACAGCAAATCTTGGTGGCGGTGGCGGTGGCGGCGGATTTAACAATGGAACTAATTACGCTGGCGCTGCTGGCGGTTCAGGTCTAGTTATCATAAGGGTGCGAGCATAATGGCTGTAAATTTTTTAAGTAATGCAACAATGCCTGGTGTCGCTGGATTCGTAGGTGATTCATTTATCACAGCAACAACTGGTTCACCCACAACAGGAACTTACACAGACTCAGGAATCAACTATAAGTTTTATTCCTTTACTGGCTCAGGAACATTAACTTTATCTAACGGTGGATTTGTAGATTTACTTTTAATCGGTGGAGGTGGCGCTGGCGGAAATTCATCAGGCGGTGCTGGCGGTGCTGGCGGTGGCGGTGCTGGTGGTTTTTTATCTTTAACTAATGTTTTCTTACCTGCTGGAACAAATACAGCAACTGTGGGTGCAGGTGGCGCGATTGGTGCAACTGGACTAAACGGATTAAACGGTGTTGTAAGCAGTGTTGCTAGTTATTATTCCACTGGTGGTGGTGGCGGTGGTGGCAGAGGTGCACCATCAAGAAATGGTCAGCAAGGCGCATCAGGTGGTGGCGGTGCTGGTGATTTTTCGGGTTACACTCAGGTGGGTGGCATAGCAACAGGATTTGTAACTGGTAGTAACGGTGGAGAAGGATTTAATGGTTCTAGTTCATCAGGTGCAGGCGGTGGCGGTTCGTCAGCAGTTGGTGGAAACGCTGCTCAGAATGTTGGTGGCACTGGTGGTAACGGTACGGCAAATTCAATAACTGGAACTTCTGTAACTCGTTGCGGTGGCGGTGGCGGTGCAAATACTACTACTGGTGGAACTGGTGGAACTGGTGGCGGTGGAACTGGTGGAACTTCAGCAGGAACAGCAAACACAGGTGGTGGAGGCGGTGGCGGTGCAAATACTACTGGATTTGCTGGCGGTTCAGGAATAATAATCATAAGAGTGAGGGCATAACATGGCACATTTCGCAAGAATAGAAAACGGAATAGTTGGACAAGTAATCGTTGTGAACAACGAAACACTTGGCGATCTAGAGTTCCCAGCAAGTGAAGCAGTAGGACAAGACTTCATTGCATCACTTGGACTAGGTGGACAATGGTTGCAGACAAGCTACAACGCAAACTTCCGTGGCAAGTACGCAGGTAGTGGTGACACTTATGATTCTGAATTAGATGAGTTTGTTGCACCTCCTATGCCTGAAATAGTTGCACCTACAACACCAGAGTAAACTTGTCTTAACACCCTGCGCTTAACATTTTTGGAGTTACATTGAAGCGCAAGCAAGTCAAAGACATAATTACTCGAATGGTTGCAGTAGTTGTTGCATCTGTCATGGGAACAATCGGTGCTGGTTCTATCATCGGTGTTGAGTTGTGGAAGTCGGCAAGCATGGCTGCGATCCTCGGTGTGGCTATTGTGCTTGAAGGTCTGGCTCGTGCTTACATAGCTGATGGCAAACTTGATGAGTCAGAAATCAACGAATCATTTAGTAAGGCCAACGGCAAGAAGTAAATGAGGCGCACACGGTTATTCATAACTGCGCTAATAGTCGGAGCATTCATGGTTGCGACACCTGTTCAAGCCGATGTTGTTTGTAATACTTACACCTACACCGGCGATGATGATTCTGCCTACGCTGCCAACCTGCCATTCACGCTAACGCTAGGCGCAACTGAGTACAGCAATGTCTATGTTTCAACTAATGGCACGATGACATTTGGCGTACCTGACGGGAATTATAGTGACTACCCACAAACACCTTCTGTATCTGTTGCCGGGTATGACTGGGTTTCATTTGGTGAAGGTGCGTATCTAAGCTACGGCTCAACTGCTAATACCTTCTGCGCTGAGTGGAGCGTTCGACCATACCCACAATCAACTGGTGATCTAACTCAGATACGTCTAGTCATTAATCGCGCTGATGACGGTGGCTGGCATGGTGAGGTAGTCACATTTGGTTGGTTGCCTGAGAACTTACGGCGTGGGATTCGCTTTGAACAAGGTCAAGCAGTCGTACCAATCGAAGCTGCCTTCGACGTAAACGGTGGCGTGCCTATCGAAGTACCACCTGCACCAACTCCAAGTTCATTCACAGAGCCACCAGTTCTACCTACTCCAGTACCGACACAAACGCCAGAGCCGCAACCGACTGCAAGCGTTGTACCCAGCCTGAACCCAGAGCCAACGCCAACGCCTGAACCTAGTCAAAGTGAATCACCATACATAGAACCTATCCTTGAAATTGTCGTGCCTGACGTTGTGCCTGAGCCTGTTCTAGAGCTAGTCCCTGAAATCGTT